CACCGGCGCGGTTCACCCCCCCCGCGCCGGTGGACCGCCGCCCGGCGGTGGCGCCGTCCGCGATGCTGGCCCGGACCCGGCCCCGCGCCGAACGGATGAGCTTCGACGCCGCCGCCGCGCAGCTGACCGCCCGGCTGACCGCCGACCGGTCCGCCGCCGCGTTGACCGCCGCGCTGGCCGATATCACCCCGGTGTCCACCAACTGGGCCGCCGTGGCCCCGTACCAGTGGGTGGACGAAGTCTGGACCCCGGCCTATTCCTCGCTGCCGTGGGCGAACGTTGTCACCCAGGGCAACCTGACGAACATGAAGGTGGTGGGGTGGAAGTTCGTCGAACCCGGCCCGAAGATCTTGCCCTACGCCGGGAACAAGGCGGCCATCCCGACCGACGGCACGCTGTCCTTCGAACCGGTGGAGGTGACCGCCGTCCGGCACGCGCTGGGCGCCGACTTCGACCGGATCTGGGAGGACTTCGGCGTCAACGACGTCATTGCGATCTGGCTGCGGAAGGTGAGTGAGTCCTACGCGCAGGTGCTGAACGACCTGGCCTATACCGCCATCAGCGGGGCGGCCACCGACGGCGGCACCGCCGCCGACGTGATCACCGCGATCACCACCGCCTCACAGAAGCTGAAGACCGCCGGCGCGTCGGTCACCTTCATCGCCATCGCCGCCGACCTGTACGGGCAGTGGCTGGCCATGCCCACCGCGGAGGTGCCGTGGTGGCTGCCCGGCAGCTCGTCCGTGAACCTGTCCGGGCAGTCGTCCAACGTGAACAACCTGCAGATTTTCGAGTCGCCGGACCTGCCCGCCGGGACGGTGCTGGCCGGTGACCGGAAGGCGGTCACCCAGTACGTGCCGCGGGGTAACCCGTTCACCGTCCGGGCCATCGACCTGGCGAAGGGCGGCACCGACGTCGGGGTGTTCGGCTACTCCGCCGAGCTCGTCAACGACGCCCGCGGCATCGTGGAAGTCACCGTCCCACCGGCGCTCCCGTAACCGATGGAGTACACCCCGACCTGGCTGGACGTGGCCGACGTGAAGGCGTGGCTGCGGATCGCGGGCACCGACACCGTGGATGACGACCTGCTGGCCCGCTGCGCGGCCGCGGTGGAACCCCAGGTGCAGCGGGCCCGGCCGGACTGTTTGAACTATCACGACCCGGACGACCCGTACCCGCCGGACCCGCCGCCGCCCGGCTGGCCGGTGGTCTACGAACCGGACGCCGAGGTGTACCAGGCGGCCGGGATGCTGGCCGCGAAGATGTACCGGCGGCGGAACTCCCCCGGCGGGATCGAGTCGTTCGGCGACCAGGTGCTGTACCCGGCCCGCTGGGACCAGGAGATCGACCTGGCGTTGCGGACCGCGAACCGGCGCCTGCCGGCGGTCGGATGACCGGCCCCGCCGGGATCGCCGCCGTGCAGAACGCGGTGGTCGGGCTGCTGACCGGCGCCGGCATCCGGGCGGTGGTCGACACCCGGGACGTGAACCCGCCGTGCGTGTTCGTCGGCCCGCCGGCGCTGACCTTCCGGTTCGGCCGGCCCGGCTCGTTCGACGCCGAGGTGACCGCGCAGGCGATCGTCGGCGACACCGGCGGCCGGGCCACCACCGAGGCGCTGGACGAGCTGCTGGGGCAGGTCGGCGCCGCCCTGAACTGGCAGATCACGGCGGCGGTGCCGGGGCAGTTCCCCGGCGCGGACGGCGCCCGCACCATGCCCTGCTACACCCTGACCGTCACGTCGAAAGGACATCACCAGTGAGCGCACCCGTGTACGCCGGGCCTATCTACCTGGGCCCGGGCGAACTGAAGATCGGCGAGATCGGTTCCGAGATCGACGTTTCCTGCCAGGTGAACGGCGCCCGGATCGCCGCATCCAAGGATGAGGGCGACGACATCAACGCGTTGTGCGGCAGCGTGTTCCCCGGGTCCACCACCTACACCGCGGCGTTGTCCGGGAACATCAACGTGGACGCCGACACCGCCGACGGGCTGTTCGCGTTGTCCTGGGCCGAACCCGGGTCGCAACAGCCGTTCACGTTCACCCCGTCCACCGACGCCGGCACCGCCGCCGCCGGGACGCTGATCATCGACCCGCTGGACTTCGGCGCCGACGCCTACGGCGACGCCCTGTCCTCCGATTTCGAGTTCAAGATCAGCGGCGACGTGACCTACACCTTCCCCACCGGGTCCACCGCGGTGTTCGCCACCGGCCGCCGGGTCCGCCGGCCGCGGATACCCCCGGCAGCAGCTGCTGCCCCGGCGGCCCCGGCGAAGGCGAAGGCCAAGTGACGGTGGAGGTCCGCGGCGCTGACACCCTGGCCCGGACACTGCGCACCGCCGCCCAGGAGATCACCCACCTGGACGCCGCGCACCAGGCCGCCGGCGCCGCGGTGGCCGCGAAGGCCCGGCCCCGGACCCGCCGGAAGACCGGGCGGTTGGCGGCGTCCTGGACCGTCCGGGTGACCGCCGACGGCGCCGAGGTCGGGTCGGCGGTGAACTACGCCGGGGTCCAGGAATACGGCTGGGCGGCGCACAACATCAGCCCGTCCCGGGCCCTCACCGGCGGGCTGGCCGACGCCACCGACCCGGTGGCCCGGATCTACTTCGACGCCGTCGACGGCGCGATCGGGAAGGTACGCGGGATATGAGCCAGCTACGCGCCATCGACCAGGACACCCCGCCGGACGCCCCCCCGCCGGCGGGGTTGTCCATCCCCCGGCTGCTGGTCACCCCGGCGGACGGCGCCCCGTATGAGGTGCAGGCGCTGAACCCGGACCTGCTGCGGTTCGAGGACACCGCCGCCCGGCACAAGTGGGCCGGCCCCAGCGTGGCGCCGTTCCGGTGGCTGACGTTCCTGGCCTGGGCCGCCAGCAAACGCACCCGGCTGACCGAGCTCACCTGGGAGGACTTCGCCGCCACCACCCAACAGGTGGAGAACCTGAACCGGGAGGACACCACCGCCACCCCTACCCCGCCGGGAGCAGATCCCGGCTGATCGTGGAAATAGCGGTCGCCACCAGCACCGCCCCGGCGCAGTGGCGGGGCGAGGACGACTGGACCCTGGCGACCGTGCTGGACGTGCTGACCGAACAGGCGAAGGCGATGCAACGGAGGTGAGCGGTGGCGGGCCGCAGCGTTGACCTGGCCGTCCGGATCGCGGTGGACGCCCAGCAGGCCGGCGCCGAGATGGAACAGGCCGCGTCCGGCGCGTCCAGCTTCGGCGACAAGATCGGCAAGATGGCCGTCCCCGCCGCCGCGGCCGGCGCCGCGATCGTCGCCTTCGGCAAGGGCGCGGTGGAGGCCGCCAGCAGCGTGCAACAGGGCCTGGGCGCCGTCGGATCGGTGTTCGGGGACAACGCCGCGCAGGTCACCGCGTGGTCGGAGAACGCCGCGCAGTCCGCCGGCCTGGCCCAGTCCTCCTACCTCGAGATGGCGTCCAAGATCGGCGCGCAGCTCAACAACATGGGCGTGTCCGCGGACCAGGCCACCCAGGGCACCGACCAGCTGATCACCATGGGCGCCGACCTGGCCGCCACCTTCGGCGGCAGCACCGCCGACGCGGTGGACGCCCTGGGCGCGGCGATGAAAGGCGAGGCCGACTCCGCCGAGAAATACGGGCTCAACCTCAGTGCGTCGGCGGTGGCCGCGCAGATGGCCGCCGACTGCACCGACAAGCTCCAAGGGTCGGCGTTCACCGCGGCGAAGGCGCAGACCATCATGGCGATGGCCACCAAGCAGTCCGGGCAGGCGGTCGGCGCGTTCGCCCGGGAGGCCGACACCGCCGAGGGCGCCTCCGCCCGGGCGTCGGCGCAGTGGGAGAACACCCAGGCCACCCTGGGTCAGGTGCTGCTGCCGGTGGTCACCGCGGTATCCCAGGCGTTAGGCGACCTGGCCAAGTTCATGCAGGACAACGCCACCGCCACCCAGATCGTCATCGGGGTGATCGGGGTGCTGGCCGTCGCCATCCTGGCCGTGTCCGTCGCCAGCAAGGTCTACGCCGCCGGGGTCGCGGTGGTGACCGCCGCGCAGTGGGCGTGGAACGCCGCCATGTCCGCGAACCCGGTGATGCTGGTCGTGCTGGCCGTCGCGGCGCTGGTCGCCGGGATCGTCATCCTGTGGAACAAATCCGACGCCTTCCGGTCCTTCGTCATCGGGATGTGGGAGGCCATCCAAGCGGCCGCGTTGACCGCGTGGAACGCCATCCAAAACGTGGTGTCGTCGGTGGTGAACGCCATCAGGTCGGCGATCGACGCCGCCGGGAACACCATCGAGAACGTCTGGAACACCGTCAAATCCGTTGCCACGTCGGTGTGGAACGGCATCAAATCGCTGGTGTCGTCGGTGGTGGACGGGATCGTGTCCGCCGTGCAGGGCATCATCGGCGCCATCACCGGCGCCTGGAACTCGATGCGCAGCGCCGCGGAGACGGCGTGGAACGCGATCAGGTCCCTGGTGTCCACCGTGACCGGCGCCATCGTGTCCATCGTGTCCGGCATCCAGGACAGCATCACCGCCGTGTGGACGACCATCCAGCGGGCCGGGGAGGCGGTGTGGAAACCCATCCAGCACGCCGCGGAGGCGGCGATGGGCGTGATCACGGGCGCCATCAACAAGGTGATGGACGCGGTCCGGGGCATCGGGTCGGCGATCCAGTCGGCGATCGGCTGGGCCGGTGACCTGCTGGGCAAGATCCTGGGCGCCGGGAACGCCGCCGCCGCCGTCCCGGGCGGCACGTCGGTGCAGGGCTTCGCCGCGGTGTCCGCGCCGGCACCCAGCCTGGCCCGGTCCGGGCTGCTGACCCCCGCCACCAGGGCCGCCAACGGCAGCGGCGGCGGCGGCACCACCATCGTGGTGAACGGCGCGCTGGACCCGGACGCGGTGGCCCGGCAGATCGCCTCGATCCTGCGCGGTCGGGGTCGCCGCGCCGGCGGGATCGTGCTGTGACCGCCCCGGTGTCCGCGCCGCCGTCCTGTGTGGTGTGGGTGGACGGCGTCCGGTACGCCGACGGGCAGCCCACCGAGCTGCCCACCGACCCGGTGGCGTTGACCGGGCTGACCGTGACCTGGGGCCGGGAAACCACCATCGACCAGCCGGCCCCCGCCACCTGCTCGTTCGAGGTGCTGGACCGGCCCGGTGGGGCCCGGTTCCCGGACCGGCTGCACGTCGGCGCCCGGGTGCAGGTCCGGGCCGACGCCACCATCTACCCGGACCCCACGGTGGTGATCCTCCCCGACCCGGGGTTCGAGGCCGCCCCGGTGGGGTCCACCCCGTCGCTGATCACCGGGAACGCCGCCGCCGTGGTGCAGACCGCCGTCAAACACGCCGGGGCCCGGGCGTTGCGGGTGGACCCGCTGGACCCGGCCCGCCGGGTCCGGGTGATCGTGCCGCCCGCCGACCTGTCCCCGGGGCACGACCCGGCGGCGTGGGACGCGGTGCCCAGGACCCTGCCCGGGCAGTCCTGGCGGTTCGGCGCCGCCGTGCGGGTGCCCACCGCCCTGGCCGCGGTGGCCCGGGCGCAGCTGCACCCGGTGGCGTTCACCCAGCCCTGGCCCGGTTCGGAGCAGGTGCTGACCGACACCGCCGTGCCCGGGGCCCCGGACAGCGCCGGCTGGTCGGCGCACACGGGGTTGCTGTTCCCGCCGCCCGGCGTCTGGCTGGGCCTGTGCCTGGACGTCTACCCCACCGGGCCGTCCTGGGACGAGGTGCCGCCGGCGTTGACCTGGGACCAGGTGCCGCCCGGGCTGGCCTGGGACGACCTGGCCGCCACCTACCTGGACGACCTGCTGCTGCTGGCCCCGGCCGCCGGCGCCAGCAGGGCCGGGGAGGTGTTCACCGGCCGGGTCACCGACCTGGACGCCCAGTACGACACCGGACTGGGCGGCACCCTGGTCAAGGTCACCGCGCAGGACGACACCGCCGAGCTCGCGAACCGGTACGTCGGCGCCGCCCCGTGGGCCGCGGAGCAG